TATCAGTATGAGCGTGGACAAGACGTTACATCTACTAAACTAACTGACCAAGAACTTACACTTGTAGTTGACACAGCTAACGCATTTAAATTCATCGTTGATGACATTGAAACTAAAATGTCTCACGTGAACTTTAAAGAAGTAGCTAGTTCTTCTGCAGCGTATGCTCTTCGTGATGCTTATGATGAAGGTGTAATTGCTACTATGTTCGCAGGTGTGTCTTCTTCAAGCCCAGACCATGTTTTGGGTGCTGATAACGCTACTGACCTAGCAGCAGGCACATTTGATGGTACTGGTAACCTTGACATAGGTTTTGGAACAAATGAACACGATCCTATTGATGTTCTTGCACACATGGCAAGACTCTTGGACGAGCAAAACGTACCTGAAGAAGGAAGATGGTTCTTAGCATCACCTGACTTCTATGAAGTACTTGCTGCTTCATCTTCAAAACTTTTGTCTGTTGATTACAACGCAGGTCAAGGTTCAATTAGAAATGGTCTAGTATCATCTGGTAAGTTGCGTGGATTTAGTATGTACAAAACAAACAACATTGCAAGCACATCTAATGCTGCAGGCAAATGTTTGGCAGGTCACATATCATCTACAGCTACTGCTCAGACGATTACAAGTACTGAAGTATTGCGTGATCCTGATAGCTTTGGCGACATTGTACGAGGACTACATGTATATGGTTCTAAAGTACTTCGTGGCGAAGCATTAGTTTCTGCTTTCTACGGTATCGACTAATAGGATTCGGGAGGTGTAAAAACCTCCCAATCTTTTTTTAGAGTAAAATTTTATTAATTAATTAAGGAGACACAATATGTCAAACCCAGTATTTAAAATAAGAGATACAGGGCGCAATTCAGCAAGATCTGGAGATGTACAAGATCTTTGTGATAATATATGTCACTCATGGACTTCAGCTACAACAGGAACTATTGCAGTTACTGCTGACGCTACTTATGATGTGTCATTTACTCAACCTGCTGATACTATTATAAGAAACCTCATTGCCATCCCTGCAGGTAACATTGTTACAGCAGGAGCTTCAGGTGATGATGTTGATTTTGATTTAGGTACTTCAGCAGGCGGTGGTCAAATTATTGATGAAAAAGCTATTCTTGATGATGGCGGATCAGCAGTAACTTGGACAGCAAATGCACCTTTGTATATTATTCAAGACTCACACGGACACGGAGCTAACGCTTTTGTAAGCACATCTGTAACAGCAGGTGTTGTAGGAGGACCTGCAACATCAGAAGCTATTGTTATAGCATCTACGTTGTACAGTGCTTCTGCTCGTACACTTTATGCTCGTCTTAAGCCACTAGCAAACGATCTTGCTACGGCAGCTACAACTGTTACTTATTTAGTTGAGTTCCTACACTTAGGCTCTACTCCTGATCAGTAGAAATGCCACAGTTAGGTAACGATAAAAATCCTATAATCCTAAATGGCTCTAGTAAGCCTAAAAGCACTAGAGTCTTAGGATTGTTAGGTAGCGCATATTCTGGTACAGCAAAACAAAACTATCTAGATAATTACGATAGAATATTTGGCACAAAGAAAAAGGATAAATAATGGCTACGACTTATTTAACACTCACTAACGAAGTTCTTAGAGAGCTTAATGAAGTACAATTAACTTCTGCGAACTTTTCAAGTGCTGTAGGAATACAAGCATTTGTTAGGGAAGCTGTTAATAGATCACTAAACGATATAGCAAACCAAGAACCTCAACTTCCTTTTTTTGCTGCTGCAGCTAGTGGAGGAACAGATCCTTTTTATGGAAATGTAACAGTAGCAAGCGTAGAAGGAACTAGATGGTATCTTCTTAAAGCAGGAAGTTCTGATATAACTACAGATTATTCTTCTGTAGATTGGGATGATTTTTATATTACAACAATAGGAGTATCAGGAGAATCAGCTCCTTATGTATCAAAAGGTTTAAAATTTGTATCTTTAGCAGATTGGAGAAGATATTTAAGAGACTCAGAAAATGCAGATGATGCCAAAGGTTCAGATGCAAGTCATGGAGAACCTAGATATGTAATTAGAAGTCCAGATCACCGTAAGTTTGGTCTTAGTCCTATACCTGATAAAGTATATAATGTGCATTTCTATGCTTATGTAAAACCTACACCTTTATCAGCACACTCAGATACTATAGTATTACCAGATCAGTATTCAAATATAATCATAGCAAGAACAAGATATTATGTGCATCAGTTTAAAGAAAACACACAGCAAGCTGCTTTTGCATTAGATGATTATAAAAAAGGTATGCGACAAATGAAATCTAATCTAATTAATCCTCAACCTAAAAGTATGACAGATGATAGGATTTATTTCTAATGGCAGCTTCACAACCTTTTTCCGTAGCATTACAAGGAGGTTTAGATAAAGCTAGTAACACAATGGAGCTTTTACAGAAACCGGGAGTTGCTACTAGACTATCAAATTTTGAAGTTTCTAACAGAGGAGGATATAGACGTATAAACGGATATACTCAGTTTGGAGACGGAACAAGACCTAATAGTTCAAACGCTATAAGTGGAATTTTTGTTTATGCAGATGGGGTTATAGCTTGTTCAGGTACGGATATATTTTTTAGTCAAGATGGAAATAGTTGGTTACAAATAAACAGAGATAGTGTTTCAAGTAGTGGAGATAACTACAGTACTTTTACAGGTCGAAGCACACTTACAAGAACTTCACAAAGTAAAGCAAGCTTTGCACTTTTTGAAGGAAACACAGATTATGGAGAAGTAGTTATAGTAGATGAAAGCTCTGCTACTAAACCTTTTTTATTTAAAATGACAGGAACAGGCTCTGCTTTAAGTAGCAGAACTTATTTTGCAGAAGAAATTACAGTAAGCGGTACACACTATCCTAAATACTGTGTAATACACGATAAACACTTAGTAGTTGCAGGTGCGTCTACAGCAAAAAATACAGTTTTTTATAGCGGTACAAGTGATATAAATGATTTTACAAGTTCAGGATCAGGAAGTATTGTATTAGATGATCAAGTAGTAGGACTTAAATCTTTTCGTAATGAACTATTTTTATTTTGTAGAAACTCTATTTATAAATTACAAAATATAAATAATTCAAGTACAATAGCTGTTGTACCAGTTACAAAAAACGTAGGTTGTGTAGATGGTAAAACTATACAAGAATTTGCAGGTGATTTGCTTTTCTTAGCACCTGATGGTTTTAGAACAGTTGCAGGTACAGCAAGAATTGGTGATGTTGAATTAGGAACAGTTAGTAAAGCTATTCAACCTCTTATAAATGATATATTAACAAGCTCTATAACTTTTGAATATAGTAGTGTTGTTCTTAGAGATAAATCTCAATATAGAATGTATTATAGCGGTGCTGACCAATCTACTGCAAATTCAAAAGGAATAACAGGAACTCTTACTGCAAGAGGTTTTGAATGGACAGAAGTAAAAGGAATACAAGCTCCTGCTGTAAGTTCTGGGTTTAACTCAGATGGCAGAGAAAAAGTTTATCATGGTGATAGAGATGGTTATATTTATAATCATGATACAGGAAGTGCGTTTAATCCTGCAGGAACTTCTACAAATATATTAGCTGAGTATCAATCTCCTGATTTTGATTATGGAGACTTTGGAACTTTAAAAACTTTAGATCATGTTAAAGTATCTTTAAAGCCAGAAGGAGTAGCAGATCCTACACTAAGAGTCAGATTTGATTTTGATAGCACAGATAAAATACAACCTGTAGATGTTTCTTTAGAAGTAGATGAACCTGCTCTTTTTGGAACAGCAGTTTTTGGAACAGCTACTTTTGGTGCGCCAGAAGTTCCTTTAATTAGACAACATGTTCAAGGAAGCGGACACAGTAACTTTTTTAAAATATTCAGTGAAGACACTAACGCACCTTATACAATAAATGGTTTATATGTAAATTACAGACCTTCGGGGAGATTATAAAAAATGGCTCAATCATACACTAGACAGAGTTCGATAGCAGATGGCGATACAATAACTGCTGCACTCTTTAACAACGAATACAACCAACTACTTAATGCTTTTAGTTACTCTTCAAGTAGTGCTTCTTCTACAGGACATAGACATGATGGAAGCGCAGGACAAGGAGGTAATGTTCCACAGATAGGAGACCTAGACTTTTTAAATAAAGTTGTTGTCGATGGAACTAATAATAGAGTTGGTTTTTTTGTAGAAGTTTCTAGTGCTGCTGTAGAACAAATCAGAGTTCAAGATGGAGCTATAGTTCCTGTCACAGATAACGATATTGATCTAGGTACAAGTTCTTTAGAATTTAAAGATGGATATTTTGACGGAACGCTTTATGCAGATGCAATAAACTTTAATGGAACTGCAATTACATCAACAGCAGCCGAACTTAATATACTAGATGGAGTCACAGCAACTGCATCAGAACTTAACATATTAGACGGAGTAACGTCTACAGCAGCAGAGTTAAACATATTAGACGGTAAAGCATTTCTTGATGAAGATGATATGTCTTCTAATAGTGCTACAGGTATTGCATCTCAACAGTCTATTAAAGCTTATGTAGACTCTCAGGTAACTGCACAAGACCTAGATGCCACAACAGATAGTGGTACAATAGCTATTGACTTAGATAGTGAAACACTAACTATAGCAGGTGGAGAAGGTATTGATACTTCTGCTTCAAGCAATACAATTACTATTGCAGGTGAAGACGCAAGTACATCTAACAAAGGTGTAGCTTCATTTAGTTCGGATGACTTTACAGTCTCTAGTGGAGCAGTAAGTCTAGCTACAACATCAACTGCAGCAGAACTCAACATTCTTGACGGAGCTACAGTAACTACTGCAGAGCTAAATATTCTTGATGGGGTTACTTCTACAGCAGCCGAGTTAAATATTCTTGATGGTGTAACAGCAAGCGCAGCCGATATAAATCTTATAGACGGAATTACAAACGGAACTGTTATAGCTAGTAAAGCTATTATTACAGACTCTAATAAAGATATTTCTGGTGGTAGAAACATAACTATTTCTGGTGAGCTAGATGCAGCTACACTAGACATTAGCGGTGATGCAGATATTGATGGAACATTAGAAACTGATGCGTTATCTATAAATGGTACAGCAGTTACAAGTACTGCAACAGAGTTAAACATATTAGATGGTGTAACAAGTACAACAGCAGAACTAAACATTTTAGACGGTGTAACTAGCACCACAGCAGAGCTTAACATTCTTGATGGGGTTACAGCAAGTACTGCGGACATTAATCTTATTGATGGCATTACTAATGGTACAGTTATTGCTAGTAAAGCAATTATTACAGATTCTAATAAAGACATAAGCGGTGGTAGAAACATCACAATCTCTGGAGAACTTGATGCTGCTACTTTAGATATTAGTGGTGATGCAGACATAGACGGTACTCTTGAAGCCGATGCAATTACAGTTAATGGTACAGCTTTATCAAGTGTTATTGCAGGAACTACAGTAACACTAGCTTCAACAGTTACAGTATCTGACAGCACAGCAAACACAAACTTTCCTGTTGTTTTCCATGACGAGTCAAATGCTTTACTTGATGATACAGGAGCATTAAGATACAATCCAAGTTCAGGAACACTTCTTGTTCCTAATTTAAGTGTATCAGGAACAACAACAACTGTAGACACAGTTACAATGGAAGCTTCAAATGCAATTATTTTTGAAGGAGCTACAGCAGACGCAAACGAAACTACGCTGTCAATTATTGATCCTACAGGAGATAGGACAATAAATCTTCCTAATGTTTCTGGAACAATTCCTGTATTAGCTGCTGCTTCTACTACTCAAATTACTTCGACTCCTGAAGAATTAAATATATTAGATGGAGTTACTTCAACTGCTGCAGAATTAAACATACTTGATGGAGTTACAAGTACAGCAGCAGAATTGAATATATTAGATGGAGTTACAAGCACTACAGCAGAACTTAATATTTTAGACGGTGTTACGTCAACTGCTTCAGAACTTAATATTCTTGACGGTGTAACAGCTACAACAGCAGAAATAAATCTTATTGATGGTGGAGCAAGTATAGGAACAGATGCTATTGCAGATGGTGATGGTATTATTCATAATGATGCAGGTACTATGAAAGTTACAAGTGCTGCTACATTTAAAACATATTTTCAAACAGGAATATCAAGTGCAGCAGACGACATATCAGCAGGTGATGCTGCAGTAAATATAACAACAAGTTCTGGAAATATTACAATAGATGCTGCTGCTAATGATACTGATATAATATTTAAAGGAACAGATGCTACTGCTGACATAACAATGCTTACGCTTGATGGCTCAGATGCAGGTTCAGCTACTTTTAATGATAAAGTTATTCTTGGAGATGGTAAGTTAGTTCTTAACTCAACTGCTGTTACATCTACTGCTGCTGAATTAAATATACTAGATGGTGTAACTTCTACAACTGCGGAGTTAAATATACTAGACGGAGTTACATCTACTACAGCAGAGCTTAATATCCTAGACGGTGTAACAAGTACTGCTGCTGAACTTAACATTATGGATGGTAATACAAGTGCTACTTCTACAACACTTGCTGATGCAGACAGAGTAGTTGTAAACGATAACGGAACTATGGTTCAAGTAGCTCTTACAGATTTTGATGCTAGAGATTTTGCTATAGTAACCTCTGCACCTACTGACGGAACAGGTAAGAAAACTGGTTTTGTCTGGTATGTTGTTTAATACAAGGATTAAATAATGGCTATTAAAATATGGGATGGAGATTCTATTGAAACTCCTAATCCAATACTTGTAAAAGTTACAAACGGTAATTTAAGATTTGTTAATTATGCTGTTGTAAAAGAAACAGACGGATCTTTAACAACTGTATTTAATGCTATTAGACAAACTACTAGATCTACAACTAAAACTACAAGTACTTCTGTAACTGGAAACACTACAACAACTTTTAGTACAAGTAAATCTACTACTACAACTTTTAACACTACTACAACTTTTAGTACAACAAGATCAACTTCTACAAGTCGTAGTACTTCACGCAGCACAACAACAACTTTTAACACTACTAGACAAACAAGTAGGACTACATCCGTTTTTACAGTAGATGAAAATACTCAAGGTTATATTAACTCTACTACTTATTATGGTACAACTTTTAGTACTAGCAGAAGCACAACTACTACTTTTAATACTGCTTTTAATACTACTACAACTTTTAATACTACTAGATCAACCTCTACTACAAGAAGCACTACTACAACTTTTAACACAACTAGAACTACAGAAACTACTGTAGCAGGAAACACAACAACTACATTTAATACAAACATATTTGTTAGAGTAACAGCAACAGGAAATACTGGTTCTACTTTTGATACAGAGGTAACAAGTGCAAACGCACACAGCGCAAGATATTGGGATGGTAGTTC